AAAAAGAAAAAAATATCAAAAAAAATGGAGGATAAAAAATGACAATCTCATTTAATGAAGTGCCTGCAAATATCAGAGTACCTTTTCTGTATGCAGAGTTTGACAACAGTAATGCAGTCCAGGGACCATCATTACAACCTTACAAGACTCTTATGATGGGGCCTAGGCTTGCAGCAGGTACTAAGGCAGAGGCATCTGTTAGTCTTGTTACAAGTTTTGAGCAAGCAAAAACATACTTTGGGGCAGGATCTCTCCTCTCTGAGATGTGTAAAAATTATTTATCAGAAAACTCTCTGAATGAGCTTTGGGTTGTACCAATGGATGATGCAGGTGCAGGTGTTGCCTCAACTGGATCTATTCTTTTTAGTGGAGCTGTCACAGCAGCAGGTACATTAAGGCTTTATATTGCAGGAAAGAAAGTTGAGATAGCAGTTGCCAGTGGTGCATCTCTTGCCTCAATTGTATCTGATCTTGTAGATGAAATGGCACTTGATGGTGAGTTTATGGTCACATCAGCAATCAATGGTGGTGCTCCTGAGCAAATTGATTTTGTTGCAAAAAATGATGGTGAGCCAGGGGATAAGATTGATATCAGATTTAATTATTTTGATGGAGATGAGATACCTGCAGGTCTAATTGGGACTCTTACTGCAATGAATGGGGGATCAGGAAATCCTGATGTTGCCACAGTAATTGCTGCTCTTGATGATACTCAGTATCTTTTATTTGTATCTCCATGGATTGATACTGCCAACGTCTTAGCTATGGAGACAGAGCTTGATGATCGTTTTGGTCCTTTGAGACAAAATGATGGATATTGCTTTTATGCTGAGAAAGATACTCTTGCAAATCTTGTTACTCTTGGAGATACAAGGAACTCTCAATTCACAATTGTTCACAGAGCATCTGGGCCATCACATCCTGCAGTACAAGCTGCCTCTAAAGCAGGTGTAGTTGCTGCAAATGCTCAGATAGATCCTGCAAGACCTTTTCAGACTCTTGAAGTTAGATCAATTATGGCAGAGCAGGACTTTGAAAAATTGACTCTTGCTGAGAGAAATACTCTTTTATTCCATGGGATCGCAACTGATAAAGTTGCTGAGGGTGGTATAGTTATTATTGAAAGAGTTATTACTACTTACAAGAAAAACTCTGCAGGTGCAGATGACATTAGCTATCTTGATCTTAATACATTATTGACTCTTTCATATTTAAGATATGATTTCAGGAATAATTATTTAAGAAAATATCCAAGACATAAACTTGCAAATGATGGCACTCGATTTGGTGCAGGTCAGGCAATCATGACTCCTAAAGTTGGAAAAGCTGAGGCCGTTGCAAAATTTAGGCAATGGGAGCAACTTGGATTGGTTGAGGATATTGACTCTTTCAAAGAGGGGCTTATTGTAGAAAGGAGTAGTCAAGATCCTAATAGACTTGATTTCTTACTACCGCCTGATTTGGTTAATCAGTTGAGAGTGACAGGTGTTAAAATTGGTTTTTTACTATAAGGAGTAAGTCATGAGTAGAGTTGGTGGAATAATTTTTGTAAAGGTTGACGGTGCTCAGTATCGTGCCAAAGGGTCATGGACCTATAATATTGGTCAAGGAAAGAGAGAGGGGATTGTTGGAGCTGATGGTGTACATGGGTATAAAGAAATGCCACAGATCCCATTTATTGAGGGATCTATTACAGATGATGCTGCAATATCTCTTGAAAATTTTCTTAATACCACAGAGGCAACTATTGTCTTAGAGCTTGCCAATGGTAAGATTATTACTCTAAGAGATGCATGGTTTGCAGGTGATGGAAATGTCTCTACCGAAGAGGGAGAGCTTGAGGCACGTTTTGAGGGTCTCAGTGGTGAGGAAATTAGATAGTAATTTTAATTTGGAGGGAGTTTATCTCCCTCCTTTTTCATTTATGGGGGCCTAAATGAAATCAATTTTAGATGAATTAAAAAAAGACAAAGATGGTAAATACATCCTACCTTTATCATCTCCAATAAAATTTGGATCAGAGACAATCAAAGAGTTTATTATTTCAGAGCCAAAAGCAAGGCACATTAGACATTTACCATCAACTCCAACAACTGATGACATGTTGAAAATATGTGCAGAGCTTGCTGCTCAACCTGACTCTATTATTGATGAGCTTTCTTTAAAAGATGTGGGTAGGATTACTGAGTTTATTGAAGTTTTCAGTTAACCTGGCCATCGGATTGGGAGAAGTCACTAGGACTCTTGGCCAGGGTATTTAAATTTCAACCTAGTGAATTATGGGAGATGACTCTAAATGATTTAGAGTTTTGGATGAAAAGGGCCAAGGAGCAGATAGATGGTTGATAAAAACTTACCTGTCAAATGGAAATTTGGAGTTGTTGATAAGCTATCAGGTACAATTGATAAGCTTAAAAGAAAATTTCCTGATCTTGCCAGGACAGTAAGAAGATCTAATAATGCTTTTAAAGTCCTTAATAAGAGGACAGAGAGATTTAGTAAGCTATCAACAAAGCTTGGCAATAAAGCAAAGAGTGCAGGCAAGTCAATGACAGTTGGATTGACTGCACCTATCCTTGCTTTTGGTGCTGCTACCTTAAGGACAGCAGTTAGATTTGAGCAATCAATGAATAAAGTTGCAGCTCTTACCAAAGCAACAGGAAAACCATTAAATAACATGAGAGAGCTTGCAAAAAAGCTTGGATCTGAGACTCAATTTAGTGCCTCACAAGCTGCTGATGCCATGTCATTTTTAGGGATGGCAGGATTTAGTACAAATAAAATTCTTGCAGCAACTCCTGGACTATTAGATCTTGCAGCAGCATCAGGTACAGACTTGGCAAGGACAGCAGATATTGCCTCTAATATAATGGGAGCTTTTGGGATAAAGGCATCTGAGATGAATAGAGTTGCTGATGTCCTTGCAGCAACAACTGCCTCATCTAATGTCAATATGGAGATGATGGCAGAGACAATGAAAAAAGCAGCTCCAATTGCAAAAAGATATGGTCTATCTCTTGAGGAGACCTCTGCAGCAATTGGTCTATTAGGAAATGTTGGTATCCAAGGATCTCTTGCAGGTACTACTCTTAATAACATGATGCTTAATCTTGCAGCTCCTGGGTCAAAAGTTAAAAAGATATTTTCAGAGCTTGGGATAAAGGCCATTGATCCAACAACAGGTAAAATGAGAAAGCTTAATGATATATTAGGTGATCTTGGTAAAGGCCTGGAGAAGATACCTGAGGCAAAGCAGCTTGCAGTATTAAATGAGGTCTTTGGCAAGAGGGCAGTTGCAGGTGCAGGTGAGCTTTTAACACAAGCTCTTAAGCTTGGAGATGATGGTAAAAATGCTATATCAAGATTTACTGACTCATTAAATAATTCAGATGGAGCTGCAAAAAGAATGGCAGCAACAATGAATAAAGGGGCTCCAGGGGCAGTAAAATCATTAATATCTGCTTTTGAGGGACTTCAAATTGCAATAGCTGAGTCAGGTGTATTAGAAATTTTTACTGATATTGTGAAAGATTTAACAGGATTTCTTAGGACTATAGCAAAGACAAGTCCTGCTATGATAAAAATGGCAGTAGGTATTGCTCTTGGAGTTGCTGCTTTAGGTCCTTTATTATTTGGGATAGGCTCATTACTTGTAATGCTCCCATTTGCCTTAAAAGGATTTGTTCTTTTAAGAGTTGGATTGATGTTTTTCAGTAAAGCATTACTGCCTCTTATTACAAAGTTTATACCTCTTCTTTTAACAGGATTAAAAGGGATTGCAATATCTCTTTTTGCAGCAGCAAAAGGGGCATTTGCTTTATTGATACCATTTGCTCCTCTTATTATAGCAGCAGGACTACTTGCAACAGCAGGTTATTTAATATGGAAAAACTGGCAGCCCTTAAAAGAATTTTTCAGTGATTTATTTACAGATCCATTACAGCAAATGAAAGATATGATTGGCTTTGCAAGTGAGCTTGCAAGTAAAGCAGGTGCATTTTTTGGATTTGGTAGTGGTGAGAGTGAGACAGATAAGAAATTAAAAGCACAAGGCTTTAATATTGATAACGGTAAAGCTCAAGGAAAACCTATTGGAGCTGATACTATTACCAAGAAAACAAATGATTTTATGATTAGGCAACAAAAGGCACAGGTAGACGTTAAATTTGCCAACTTGCCCCCTAAGACAATGGTAATGACTGAGGATAAAGACAGCTTGCTTAATGTCCTCACGGGACCCATAGGAGCTTTTTGATGGGATGGAAAGATGAGCTAAGACCTGCCTCTTTCAGAGGCGTTGATTTTTTTATAGATATATCAAATTTCTCAACTGGTAGACGTGCAGTACTTCATGAATTTCCAAATAGAGAAGATCCATACACTGAGGATATGGGTAGGATCTCTGAGGGATTTGAGATTGAGGGCCATATATTAGGTGATGATTATTTTGCAGCAAAAAGATTGCTCCAAGAAGTCTTTACTAGGCAAGGTCCAGGAGAGTTAGTCCATCCATATTATGGGTCTAAATTTGTACAGGTTGGTGCTGTCAATATCACTGAGTCAAATAGAGAGGGAGCAATTGCAACTTTCTCTGCTAAGTTTTTTGAGGCAGGTGATAATAGATTTCCAAAAGGTGTCAATGATAAAGGTGCAGTCCTTGATGAGGCAGTTGGTGTTGCTCTTGAAGATGCCAAAGCTGATTTTGATGAAAATTTCTCTATAGAGGATCTCCCTGGATTTGCAATTGATAGTGCAAGAGATGCCATTGCCTCAGCACAAGAGACTTTTGATAAAACAACAAAGACCTTTGCAGATGTGAGTGATGCAGTTGCAGATCTTGCTTTTGCTACCAGGAATTTAGTAGCTGAGACTAACGACTTACTGCAGGCCCCCTCACAGTTGAGTGCTCGGCTACTAGATTCCTTTGATCTAATGGAGGGTGCTTTTTCTAAGGCAAAAGACAAGACAAATGCTTATGCAACTTTCTTTGCCTTTGGATCAACAGAGCCTGAGATTGTTGGTACAACTCCAATAAGAGAAAAAGAGAGAAAAAATATAGAGCTCTTTAATAATCTTATGATTATTGCCTCTGTAGTAAAGTCATCCTCTACAGCAATCATTACTGAATATGCAAGTTTTGAAGATGCTGAGACCCAAAGAATAAAGATTACAGATGTACTTGAGGAGCAAATTAAACTTGCAGAAAACACTGAGTCATATCAATCATTGGTAGATATCAAAGCTGCCATTGTTGATGCCCTCCCTGATGTTGACTCTGATCTCCCAAATATAAAAGAGATTACTCTTTATGATGTCACTCCAAGTCTTGTACTTACTTATGACCTCTTTGAAGATCCAAGAAATGAGCAAGATATTATAGATAGAAATGGGATAAGACATCCTGGATTTATTCCTGCAAATGAGACTTTAGAGGTTATTGATGGTTGATACTCCAAAAGTCAGACATAATCCTACTGTACCATTTGACTATGGTACTCTTTTAAAAGATGCAGCAACTTTCTATGTAAATAATAAAGTCTATGAGGGCTTTACTAATATTAGTCTTACTAGAAATATGCTCTCTCTTACAGGGACTTTTGATATTACCCTAGTCGATAAATGGAGATCTGAGAAAGCTGACTTTGAAATTAAGCCAGGTGACAGGATACATTGCCATCTTGGAAAGCTCCCTCTCTTTGAGGGATGGGTAGACAGATTTTCTATCAGTCTTTCTACAAGCTCAAGAAATATCTCTTTAAGTGGACGTGATAGGACCTCTGATTTAATTGATTGCTCTATTCAGGGCAACTCTGAATATAATGATTTAGATTTTCTTGGCATTGCAACAGAGCTATTAAGGCCATTTAACTTAAAAGCTTTTTCAAATGTAGATGTAGGTAAAGCATTTTCTAAATTTACTATTAGGCAAGGTGAGACAATTTTTGAGGCACTGGAAAGAGCTGCAAAAGAGCGTCAATTGCTTTTAATGAGCACTACCCATGGCAATCTATTGATAGACAAGAAAGGCTCACAGAGAGCAATAGGTGAGTTGATAGAGGGTATAAATGTCCTAAGTGCAAATGCTACCTTTGATAATGCAGAGAGATTTTCTGAATATACAGTAAAGGGTCAGACTCCTGGAATATTAGGAGGGACCGATGATGCTACAAAGGGCCAAGGGAAATCATTTGATAAAGGGATAAAAAGATTTAGGCCCATAATTATTTTGGCAGAAAATGCAGTTGATAAAGATGCAGCACAGAAAAGAGCTGAGTTTGAGTCAAGCTACAGAGCTGCAAATGGGACTAAAGTAAGCGTGACAGTCCAGGGATGGAGGCAAAAAGATGGCTCTCTTTGGCAGGCAAATCAAATTATTCATGTAGATATTAGATCAGTAGGTCTTAAGAGTGACATGTTGATATCAAGCGTTACATTTACTCAATCTGAAAATGGCAGGACATGTGCTTTTGAATTGATGAGACCTGATGCTTTTGAATTTAAGACAGAGATTAAAGCAGAGGATGATCCTCTTTCAAGTATAGGATGGGATGCATGAAATTAGAAAATCTTGTTAGATTTTTCAATAAAGCAATATCTCCTTTAAAGAGAAAGGTCCTCCTCATGATTGGCAGAGGAGTAATGCTTGCAGTCACAGACTCTGAAAAGATCCAATTAGTACAATTAAGCTTATTAGAGGGAGAGACCAAAGATAAAGTTGAGTCCTTTGCTCACTTTGGATTTACAAGCAATCCTCCCATAGGATCAGACTGCATCATGCTTTCAGTAGGTGGTAATCGAGAGCATGGGATCATTATTGGCACAGAGCATAGAGATTTCAGATTAAAAGATCTCGCATCAGGTGACAGTGCAATATATAATAAGAATAATAAATATATCTGGCTCAAAGGGGATGATATTGAGATTGCCCTCTCTAAGCTTAAGATTGAAAATGACTCAAATGAATTGATGGCAGTTTTGTCTGAATGGATGGAGAAAGTCATTAGTGGAAAAGTTGTGACAGCAATAGGACCTCAACCATGGACTCCTGATACTCTGGCACAATTAGATGCAGTTAAAGTGAAAATGGACTCTTTCAAGGTGTAAATATGGCAATGGATGCCTCAGTAATGGCAGGACTAATAGTAGATAATATAATTATCGTAAATCCTGCTGCAGTAAAAGCTGAATTACTCACATATTGGGAGCCGATCTGCCAAGGATTTATAGATCATTTAACAGATGATGCTGAGGTCCTCCCTGGTACTCTTAAAGACAGCACAAGTGCAACTATTACAGGTACAGGAGAGCTCTCATGAGTGATATGGGATTATTTATTATTGATAATTGCTTTGATCTCAAAGTCCTTGATGGAGACCTTGCAAGTGATGATGGTCTTGAGACAGCAGTTGCCATAAGTTTATTTACAGATAAAAGAGTGACAGATGAAGAGCTCCCCTTTGGCCATAAGACCAAAAAAGGTTGGTGGGGAGATATGTATCCTGAGATTGATCTTGATAAGATTGGCTCCAGGCTATGGACTCTTGATCCTGGAAAAAGGACTAATGATACCTTGAGAAGATCTGAGGACTTTGCAAAAGAGGGTCTTAAATGGATGCTTGAGGATGGTATTGCCAATACCATTAATGTCAATTCAGAGTATAATGAAAATATGCATCTCATAATTAATATAGAGATTATAAGACCTGATGGGCTTACATCTAGTTTTGAAGTTTTATGGGATGCTCAAGAGATAAGGAGATCTTAAATGGCATTTACAAGGCCTACACTTGATCAATTGATTGATAGAGTAAAGACCGATATTAAAGGCGGTCTTGATCTCACAACTATTCTTAGGAGATCTTTTCTTGGAGTAATTTCAAGAGCTCTTGCAGGACTTTCTCATTTACTTCATGGGTATTTAGATTGGATATCTTTACAGGTTTTCCCTGATACAGCAGAGAAAGAAAATCTTGATAGATGGGCATCTATTTGGGGAGTGCAAAGAAAAGAGGCAACATTTGCTGAGCTTGAAATTACTATCACAGGTAATGAGGGTGGTGTTGTACCAATTAATACAATTTATCAAAGAGAGGATGGGGTCCAATATCATTTGGATGCTGAGGTAATTATCCCTGTAGGATTATCAATCACAGGTAAAGTTATTGCAGAGGATAGCGGCTCAAATAGTAATTTACTTGTAGCTGAT